TATTGTTTACAAATACTTTCACTTCTGCTCTTATTTCTTCAGCTATTTTCTTCTGTAAAGCTTTTTCTATTGCATTAGTGCTATTCATTTCTTTTTAGTTTTTAAGTCGTTAAACGCTTTTTTCAACTGAGCGATTTCAGTTTGACACTTTCTTATTTGTACTTTGTTACCAGTTTGCTGATAGAATTGTGTCCAAGAGTACAGGTTTTCTAGTTGTTTCGTTATTTTATTCATATTACTCTATATATTTTAAGCATTTGATATACTACGTTTACCATTGCAGGTATCCATACGGATAGGAAAACACCTGTCATTATTATGGCATATATTTTTAACATTTGCCATTCAACTGCTTTGTAACAGAATTTTATTATTGCTTGTTTAACCATTTTTATATTGTTTTACTTTGGTTATAAACTCGTGTATTTCTTCGTTTGGAAAGGTAGCATACACCTCAGCTACCTTACTACATACGTACCAGTATGTAAAGTCTTTTTGTTTAACAGCAAAGTCACTTAGTAATAATTCTTTAGATGAGTAACCGTAAGGAGATCTTTTGGTTGAGTAAACAGATAGTTTAATTTCACCTGTTGGATAGATATTAGCTTTTAAGTTATTTGTTGTTATTAATTTCATGTTATTATTATCCTTTAGTAATCGTAATTTGTTTGTATTATTTTTTATTTCTAACATAGTAATCTATTAGAAAATCTTCAGTTTCATCTAGTGTTGACCAATATAGTTTAGCAGTTGTTGAATCTATTATTTCATTGTTAAGATCTTCTAAAACCCAACTTTTTAAGTGTTGTACATTCTCAATTGACCATTCTATTTGTGAATTGCTATGTAAAATAGTTCCATCTCTTTTAATTTCATTTGGTTTTGGTAAAGACATGCTACTTAACATTCCTACCACTATCATTAGTTTATTCATAGTTATACTTTGTTTACTTTATAAATACATTGAGTGATATCGATTCCTACTTCTTCAAGAAAGTCAATGAAGTCATTAGTTAAGTTAGGTGAGTTATTGTATTGATAAGTAGTTTCACCATCAGGTAATGTTATTTCGAATTCAAAGTCAAAGTTATTCATAGTTATTAGTTTAATTAGTTTGGTGGCACCAAGTGTTCGTATTATTTATAGACGCTAAAGTATGGTGATCAACTACGTCATTTGTTTATTATATTATCTACGAGTTATCGTATTTATTTTGTAAATAAGTCTTTTATTTGAGTTATTATTATTGTTATTACTACTATTGCTGCAAATGCTATTGGTGCTATTAGAAATATCATATTTATTATTTTAAAAGGTGTATGTTAGTTTATTAGTTAATTTGTTTGATGAGGTATTACACTTGATTTCTCAATAACTTACATAGTTATATTAATTAGTATTAATAGTGTAGTATGACAATAGCTTGTTAGAATATAAGAGTAACAGGCTACTGTCACATGTTACTTATGAGATTTCTGCTAAGTTTCTAGCGAAAGCTGGTACAGTATTAGAATTAGTATATGACTTGTATTCTTGAAAACACTTCATTGATTCAAACTTTTCTTGAAAAGTAGAGTATATTTCGTCATGATCATAAGTGAAAGTTTGATCTTTTTTATTTGTGAAAGTTATAATTGCATTTTCGCCAATTAGTGATTTTCTGATTACAAATCTTTTAGTTGTTAAGTTATTAGTTTTCATATTTATTTATTTTATTTATTATTAATTTAGTTTAGTTATTATTATTATCCAGTTTTAGTCGTAATTAGTTTGTAATTATTTAATTATTAGTAATGTAATGAAATAAGATATTAATATTGTTTGAGTTATTAATTGAATGTAATTTGATTTTATTTTATTTAAAGTATTCATTTATTATTTTGTTTAGTTGTTAACTTATTTACATTTATATTATCCACATGTGGTCGTAGTTAGTTTGTATAATATAATATACAATTAATCAACACAATATTATATTAAAAAAATGAGGGTATATAAAATATTATATTAAAATATAAGGGGACCCGCAATAAAATATTTGATTTTCATTTTATAACAAAATATAATTGTGGGGGTGCTGTACTCCAGTCCACTATTTCTAATAACTTTTTTAAAATAGTGACAATAGGCTACTAAATATATAGAATAACAGGCAAGTGTCACACTTTTGAAATGTAAAAACATAGTTTATCATGTAATAAACTAAATTATACGGAAAGGATATTTAGTGTATATTATAGCTGAACCGTATATATAAGTACTTATAAGAAAATAAACATAGAAAACATGGGAAAGTTAAAAGAATTTCGCAAAGAAAAAAAAGCCGCTCGTAAAATGAAACGTGCTGCTAAGAAAACAGCCAAAGCAGAAATGCTAAAAGGTAACATTTCTAGATCAGAAATGAAAGAAAAAAAGAAAGCGGCAAGAAAATCTTTCAAGGACACTAAAAAAGGTTTAAAGAAAGAGCACAACGTAAAAGAAGTAAGAAAAACTAGAGCTAAAAAAGCTGCTAGAGTTGGCGCTGCTATAGCAACTGCTGGGAAATCAGAAACAGTAAGGAGAGCTGCTAAAAGTATTAAGAAAAATGCTCCAAAAGTTAAAAAAGCTGTAGCATCAGCAGTTAAGAAAAAAGTTGAAGGAGCAAAGAAAAAGATAAATAAGGCGGCAACTGCAGTAGCAGGAGCAACCGCACCTACTTCAATGTATGGTAAAAAGGGTACTAGCATGTATGATGGACCAGGTGGACAAGAAACTCCTAAACTAGGAAGAATGTCTATGGGACCAGGTATGTATGGTAAAGGTTCTAAGATTTCTTACGGCAACTACTCTAAGCCTAACTATTCTAAAGGATCAGGAACACAACATAGTGGTTCACCATTCAATATGAGCTCTGCAAAGATGATTCATAAACACATGAAGGGTAATAAAAAATAAATAAAATGGCTATAATATACACATATCCAAAGAAAAGTAATACTAATAGTACAGATTTAATATTAATATCAGACTCAGGTGACGACAACCAAACTAAACAAGTAACAGTTGGAGTACTCAAAGAGTATATAAATGGAACATTTATTGACGGTAGTGGTACTACAAATTATTTACCTATATTCACAGATTCTAACACGCTAGGTGATTCTATAATGTCTCAATCCGGGCAAAATTTAGTTATACCACAATATATTGAACATGAAGCAGACGATGGATCTAAATTTGGTTTTGACACTGATGATGGATTTTTAGTATATTTAGGTGGAACAGGCGCAACTGAAAGATTACAGCTGCAACCTAATTCTTTTTCTCTACGTGTTGGAGACTCGACAAAAATTAGTACTAATGCTACTAACGCAAGCTTATATTACGAGCCTAGTGGTACTAACACATCTCATATTACGTTGACATCGACAATAGACGGTTCTTTACTAAAAGGTGAAGTTGGTGTTAATCCAGGTAAACTTAGACTATATAATAGCTCTCAAAATGGGTATGTAGGTTTAAGAGGATCTACCACACAAGGTGCTACTGATTACACTTTAGAAATGCCTGCTACTATAGGTACAGCAAATCAAGTATTAAGATTACCTTCCACTCCAGGTGCTACTAGTGTATTAGAGTGGGGAGATATTTCAGGTTTACCAAGTGGAGCTGACACAGAGATGCAGTACAATAATGGTGGAAGTAGCTTTGGTGGGACTACAGGTTTAGAATGGGACAATACCAATAACATACTATCTATAGAAACTAGATTTGAAGGGGATATTGACGGCGCTGTACTACAACAAGTATTAGTTAAAGAACCAGGTGGCGTTAATAAAGGTGATGTAGTTTATATATCAGGCGGAACTGGTGACAACCCAGAAGTTAAAAAAGCACAAGCTAATTCAGCATCTACAATGGCAGCATTAGGTATTATGAAAGAAAATGTTGCTTTAGATACAGTTGGAGAATGTGTAACATCAGGTGAAATAACTGGATTAAACTTAACAGGCTTCGCAACTGGAGATGAATTATTTGTTAGTGATATTACTGCTGGTGGATTACTTACATCGGCACCTACAGGCGAAGCTAACCTAATACAAAAAATAGGTAAAGTAATTAAAGGAGGCAGTGGTGGTGCTCTTACAGTGCTTGGTGCATTTAGAACTAATGCTACACCTAATTTAGATGAAGGTAGTATATTTATAGGAGATGCAACCAACGAATCATCTACATTAGCAATAGGTGCTAGTGACACTGTTTTAACATCTGATGGTACAACGGCTTCTTGGGAAACGCCAAAGATAAGTGCTGGAACTAAAACAGCTACTTCTCTAGGTAAAGCCGGCGAACTATCTTTTGATTCTTCATACCTGTATGTTTGTATAAGTACAGACCAATGGAGACGAGTTGCAATAGGTCTTATTTCCTAAATAACCGAATTATCAAGTGATAGTATATGTATGAACTATTACGATGATACAAACCCTTTAATACTTGAACAATCAAACTCAATGGATCCATACATATTTGGATTTGCTTTAGGTGCGTTGTTCATTTTATTAATACATAAATACATATATAATAACCAATAAAAATAAAAAACCATGACTTTTTTATACACCAGCAGTTTTAGAGCTGCTACACAACCCGATCAAACCGTGATCGACCATTGGAAACACATAGTAGAAAAGAGCAATTGGAGAATTGTTCAATTACCAAATGGGTTTTTTCAAACAGAATATAAACATCCTGAAGAAGATGACTGGATTGATGTTACTAGAAGAGAAACGATAGAAGGAGCTGAAGCTGCTATTGATGGATCTATAGAACATTATACGAAAAAACTAGAATTAATAACCCAACCCAAAGGACCAAAAGTAGTAAAAACCTTTGAGTAAGTATTAAAACAAATCATATTAAATTAAATTAAATGGAAGAAATACAGTTAGTAAAAGAACTGGCCTTTGGCGATTCAGCTAGGGGTCAGATTCTAACTGGTGTTGAGAAGTTAACTAACGCAGTTAGTTCAACATTAGGCGCTAGTGGAAAATGCGTTATACTTGAAGATAGAAACGGAAAACCAATAATAACTAAAGACGGTGTAACAGTTGCGAATGCTGTTATATTAAGAGATCCTTTACAAAATATAGGTGCCACATTGTTAAAAGAAGCTGCTCAAAGAACAGTTAGAGATGCTGGTGATGGAACTACTACAGCTACAGTTCTAGCTAAAGCAATAATAGACGAAGCTAATAAACATAGTGAGTTAGACACTTTAAGAGAAATAAAGAATGGAATAAGTGTAGGCGTAGAAAATGTTATAAAATACTTAAGCAAGTCTAGTAAAAAGGTAAGTGGAAAGAAAATAGATCAAGTCGCATCGATATCCGCTAACAACGACGATGAATTAGGTAAGCTAATAGGAAATGCTTTTAAAAAAGTAGATGAAACAGGAGTTGTGATGATGCAGGTAAATGACAAACCTGTAACATCTATAGAAGTTATAGAAGGTTTTCAATATGATAAACCTTTTAAAAATGCTAACTTCATAACTAATAAAGAGAATAATACAGCTGAACTTGATAAACCATACGTTCTAGTAGTAGAAAGCAAGATTGAGAACATAAGAAAAATTCAACCAGTATTAGAGTATGTTATTAAAAATAATCTACCATTACTTATAATAGCAGATGTTGACCAGCAAGTAGAATCAGCATTAGCTATGAACAAGCTTAAAGGCAACATAAGAGTTAGCATAATCGATGCTCCAACGTATGGAATAAATAGAAAAGAAATACTACAAGATATATGTTCTGTAACAGGAGCTACTTTAATAAACGAAGGCTTGGGAGATGATATGGATTTAATATCTCGTGACCATTTAGGTAGATGTGAAAAAGTTGTTTCAAACAATGTTAATACCACGTTAACTGTTAATCTTGAAAACAACGAAGAAGTTAAAAGCACTATCTCTATGATAGAGAAAAGTATTAAAGAAGCTAACACACCTGAAATGGTTGTTAGACTAGAAAAAAGATTAGCTAAATTAAAAGCTAAGGTTGCTGTTATAAAAGTAGGTGCTAACTCAGAAGTTGAGTTAAAAGAAAAGAAAGATAGAGTTGAAGATGCTATTTGTGCTACTAAAGCCGCGATTAAAGAAGGTATAGTGCCAGGTGGTGGTATTGCGTTATTAAACGCAGCGCAAAACTTAAAACCTAAAAGTATAGGTGAAGAAGTATTATATTGTGCTATAAAAAAACCTTACGAAATTATATTGCAAAATGCTGGTGTAAGCTTAGATGATACACCTGAAAAGTTAGGGCAAGGATTAAATGTGGTTACAGGAGAAACGGTTGATATGGTTAAAGCCGGAATTATAGATCCTTTGTTAGTTACTAAAAGCGCTTTGCGAAACGCGGCTTCAGTAGCTAAAACTATTTTATCTACAGATTGTGTAATTAATAATATTAGACATGAAGGCAATAGGTAAATATATAGTAATAAATCCTATAAAAGAGGTTAGTAATAAAACTGAAGGTGGTTTATTACTAGCAGAATCTCACAGAGAAGATATAAGATACAGACGTGCTAAGGTTGTAAAACCTGGCACGGATGTAAAATCATTAAAAGTAAATGATGAGATTTATTATGATAGAAATTCTGGATTCAATATAGACATTGAAGGTAAGAATTATAAAATTATAAAAGAATTTGACGTAGTAATAGTATTATGAGTAGATTAAGAAAAGGTGGTAAATATAAAGGCGGTTCATTCGCTAGCCAGTTTAGAATGAATCATAAGGGTAAATCCCCCTTATTTGTTACAGCAGTAGCTGGTGGTGAACAACCAGGCAATGAAACTAATGATGAATCTAAAGTAGATCAAGACGATCCAGATATTTCATCAGCTGCTAAAGCTAATTCATCACCAGAAGATATAGTTCCTAAAAAAGTAGGTAGTTCTAGTAGAAGATCTTCTAGAGAAGATTACTTTTCTAAATCTAAGAAAATGCAAGAAGAATTAGAAGAGGAAAAAGCTGCTAAAGAGAAAGAAAAAATAGACAAAGAAAAAGAAGAGGAAGATAGAGAAAAATTGAGTAAAGGTGAGGAAATAGGTTATGACGATGACTACGGTGATGGTATGACTCGTAAAGAGAGAAGAGGTGAATTTAAAGAGAATAAAAAGCAAATAAAAGAAAAGAAGAAGGAAGCCAAGCAAGTAGCTAAAACCGAAAGAAAAGATGCGATGTCTAAGATTAAATCAGAAGGTTTAAGAGGTAAAGATAAAAGAAAAGCTAAAAAAGAAGTAAGAAAAGAGCATAGATCAGATAAAAAGTCTATACGTAAGAATAAAAGACAAGCTAAGAAGGATAATAGAAAAGGTAAGAGAACTGCTAGAAAAAATAGAAAAAAATAATGAGGAGAATAAAGTCTTCTGATTTGAAAGAAATAAACTTACTTAAACACTATCGTATAGTAAGAAAGTGGGCTTGTAAAACTTACGAAATTAAAGAAGCTGATTTAGAGCTTTTAATATATTTAGAATCTATAAATCATTTTACTAAAGATGATTTTAAAAAAGGTACGTACTCATACAGCTGGGATAATAGACGCTGGAACAGGTTATTGAAGCAAGGGTGGATTAAAGTGTGGAGAGAGCGAAACCGCACTACTCAGAAATATCATATATATAAAGTTTCTACAAAGTGTGCTCAGCTGATAAGTCGTATGTACCGTGTTATGCTAGGAGAAGAAGACATGCCTACTAAAAAATTAGATGAAAAAAGTAATAAGTATATTTACAAAGTAACATCTAGAGCTGTGTCATTTGTTAATAAAGATAAATCAAGAAATAATGGGATATAAACAAGAAAATAGTCCTTTCAGTAAATTAAGTAAAACTAAACCACGTATCAATGTGAATGCTTTTGATTTTGAACAAAAATCAATGGATGATATTGTAAACAAAACTGCTGATGGTATTGAAATTATAACAGATAAGTCTGGTTCGGATGACAAAAAACCTTTAGATGGTATGAATACTGAATTGGTGGAAGGAATAAAAGAAAAAAACAAGCAAGGAACAGGTATGTACAAACAAAACGATATGGACAATAAAAAAATTAATTACGGAAATAAACAAATTAGATCAAAAGGCGGAGCTTTTCCAATGGTAGCGCAAACACCTCAAGTAGACGCTTACGGAAACGAAAGTATACAACCTAATAGAGCAGGTAGAGGATCAGAAAGCAACCAACTTACTAACAATCCAAATATACAACAACCAGCTAATAAAGTTAGTAATAGTACTTTTAACACTAATCAAAAATTTGGCAATATAGCTAGTGACGCTGGAACTCCACATATGCCAGGTACTATGATGCCTGAACATAAAACTGGTTACACACCTGCTTATGGTCAACCTGCTAAAGAGTTAGTTGGTGATCAATATAAACTACCAGGACATATAAAAGCTAATATTAAAGCAGCACCAGGTATGTATGGTGATAATGCGCATACTAAAGTTACAAAAAGTAATGTTAAGGCTTCTGAAAAAGATGATGCTGCACATATTGATTATTTAAAAAGAGATATCAACTACGATAATAAACATGGTGGTAGTAGTAAGCAAATGACTAATGATGAAAAACATATTTCTAAATTAGCAGGCGATATAAAATATGACCACAAACATCATGGAAGAAAATATGATAATGTGTAATAATAATATAACAAAGTTATAAATAAATTAAAAAAATTAGTTATGCCAAGTTACGGACAGAAACAAAAACCAGCGGGTAAAAAATTAAACTGCGGTTGCAAACCTCTAGGTACTAGAATTATGAAATCTAACAATTCTACTATAACACCTACTTTGAAGAAAATAGATAACATTCAATACAAGGGTAACGCTGTATTAAACGCAAACAAATGATGGGCTTGGATGATCTTAAATTGTACTGTTTAAATATAACTTCATTTACGATAGCTAGTTTTGATTGGTTAGAACCTTTTTTAAAGATAATGCTATTGTTAGTTACTATAGGTTATACTGCTCACAAATGGTGGAAGTTGAAAAACAACACTGATGCGCAAGATAGATAAAATAATTATACATTGCTCCGCTACCAGGGAAGGTGAAAACTATAATGTGGATACAATACGAAGTTGGCACGTTGACGGTAGAGGTTGGAGCGATATAGGCTATCATTTCTATATAGACTTACATGGTGAAATACACAAGGGTAGAGATATAGCTAAAATCGGGGCCCACTGTAAAGGGCAGAATCGTAATTCAATAGGTATATGCTATTGCGGAGGCGTTGAAGCAGATGGTAAGACCCCGAAAGATACTAGACTTGATTGTCAAAAAGATAGTCTATTAGCGGTGTTAAGAACGCTTAAAGCAATGTATCCTGAAGCTACGATACATTCACATAATGATTTTGCTAACAAAGCTTGTCCATCGTTTAACGCTACAGAAGAATATAAATACTTATGAAAATAAACCAAAGTACAGAGTTCAAGATAGATCTTAAAACTGTAATAGGTATAATAATGTTTACTTCTTCACTTGTAGGTATGTATTACACTTTACAAGACGATATTGAAGATGCTAAGAAAATGCCTAAAGCTGTAATAGATAGAATAGAGTATGATCTAAAGCAAGATTGGCACACTGATCATATTAATAAGCTAGAAGAAGACGTTAAAGAGATAAGACAGTGGTGTAGAGAACTTGATGAAGGACTTTACAAAAAGAAAAGATAATGGCTACAAAGAGACGTGCTAAAAGAAAAAGCAAAAGTAAAGGGAAAAAAGATGCTTGTTACTACAAAGTTAAAGCAAGAGTTAAAGTATGGCCAAGTGCTTATGCTTCGGGTCAATTAGTACAGTGTCGTAATAAAAGAAAAAAATAATGGCTACTAGAAAAGTTTGTTTACCAAAAGCTAAAATAGCCAGCATGAGTAAAGCTGAGAAAGACAAGGTTATAAACGCTAAGAAGTCTGCAGCTAATCGAGGTGATAAGATAAGATCTAGTGAATCTAATGTAAAAGGTGCTCGCAAAAAAGGAGCTACATTAAGAGATTGGTTTGAAAAAGAAAAATGGACCAACGTTGAAACAGGTGAAGAATGTGGCGCTCCCACTATGTATCAAAGTCCTTTAGATAAAAGATTAAGATTTGGTAGAAAGAAAAAGAAGCAAGTTAAACTATCTGTAGGAAGAGGAGAAAAGTTGTCTGTTAAGAGAGGTAGTGGGTTAACAGCAAAAGGTAGAGCTAAATACAATAAAGCTACAGGAGGTAACTTAAAAGCTCCAGTAACTGGTAAGGTAAAACCTGGTAGTAAAGCTGCAAAACGTAGAAAGTCGTTTTGTGCTAGATCAAAAGGTTGGACAGGTCCTAGAGGTAAAGCTGCTAGGAAAAGATGGAAATGTTAAAACAACTACAATGGATAAAATAAAAAAAATAATAAACCATCCTCTTTCTAAATCTGTTTTTTACGGAATAACAGGTTCAATATTTTTACTAGAAGGTAAAGTTTTTTATTCTGGAATTATCTTTGGTATAGGAATTAAAGAATTAATATTAGCTTTTAAAAATTAAGATATGAGTTTTAAAATGAAACCACCATACGAGAAAGATGTAACACCTATTTACGAAGTTCCATTTGATAATCCAAACTTAGTAGCTAAAGCTAATGATAACGGAACAATAATAGTCAATAAAGATCTTGCAACTAACTCTCCTTTAATGAAAGAAGCTGTTTCTCACGAGAAGTATCACTTAAATGATATGAAAAATAATAAGCTAGGCTATGATGATAAATCCGTTTATTATGATGGTAAAGTTTACAATAGAGAAAACTTTAACGAAGGAGATGATACTTTAGCTTGGGAAGCACCTGCTTATAAGTTTGGAAAGACCGGTAAAGATATAGACTTAACACCTAACCCTGATAAATTAGATGGTAAACCCAATATGAAGGAGGATAAAGAATCACCATATAACTCCCCATTAAGTTTTAAAAAAATGGGAAATAAATGGAATAGTCAGGACAGTGATATTAATAACGTTAGTATGAGTGAAAACTTCGGTACAGCTATGAAAAAAAAGTGGTGCGGCCCTAGTGCTGTAGGAGGTGAAGAAGAAGAAGTTGAAAAAGCAAAACAATCAATAAAAGAACCAACAATAACATCAGATGTAGAATTACCAAAAGGCTTTAAAAAGGTAAAAAGAGGAACCTATGCTCAAAGGATGGGTGTAGATGAGGTTAGCCCAGATAAACTTACAGAAACAGAAGCTAGATTATTATATGGTAGAGGAACTAAAGATTTTGAACAGTGGAAGTTGTCTAGAATGGAAAAACATTTAACAAGTAAGGAAAAAGATAAATTAAAATCTATTACTGCAGAACAAAAAAAAGGTGGTTACAATTGGAAGTTTGACGAATCAGATTATTCTAAAAATAAAAATTTTGGCGCATAAAAAAAAATTTAAAGATACTAAGATAGGAGCATTTTTAAAAAATAAATCTCCTAAAATATTAAATGCTATAGGAGAAGTATTACCCGACAAAGGTGGTTTAGGTATAGTAAAAAATCTTATATCAAGTGATAGAACTATTAAGGCTGTAGATAAAGAGACTGCTTTAAAAATAATAGATCAAGAAATAGCTGAAATGGAAAACATTTCAAAAAGATGGGAAAGTGATATGAAGAGTGACTCTTGGTTAAGTAAAAATACAAGACCAATGACACTTATATTTCTTACATTAGCAATGACTATATTCATAGTATTAGATTCTACACTATTAATAGAAATAAAAACAGGTTGGGTTTCGTTATTGGAAGCTTTACTTATAACAGTTTACGTAGCGTACTTCGGTAGTAGGGGTGCTGAAAAAATTACAAAAATAAAAAAATAAAAAAATGAGAGGAATAGAAGGAAATTTCATGGCTCAACCTAGAGTATTTGCTCACAGTGCTTTACCTGTAGAGCCTAGTAATTCAGGTACAATTGATGGTACTTCAGATAGAGGCTGTGCCTTATACATAGGTTCAACAGGTAATCTAGCGGTTAGAATGGAAGGTACTCATAAAGCTATAGATATTAACGGTAACGAATATGAAACAAACGTGAACGTATTTAAAAGTGTACCTGGAAGCTCTTTTTTACCAATACTTGTTGTACAGGTTTTAGAGAGTAGTGTAGTAGAATTACAAGAAAGAGTACAGTACTATAATAGTGAGCAAGAGAAGTGGGAAGGTATTGCAGCTAGTCTTCAACAGCGAGAGGCTGATCTTAAGCAACAACTCAAGGATTTAGATCAACAAATTGATCAAACACAATCAATAACAGAAAAGATTTGTAATGAAGAAGGTGAAGATTCAGGTGCTTGTGTTATAGCTAGAAATAATCTTGACAATTTATTAAGTGACAAAGAAGCTATTGAGCAAGAAATACAGAAAACCGAAGATGATTTAGCTGAAGCACAAGATAATGCTGAGGAATACATGGGGTGGAAACAGGCTATTGAAGATCAAATAGAAAGTGGTGAAGGTGTTGTTGATACTGACGCTAGTGATATATTAGCTTTATTTTAAAAATATGTTTTTAGGTATAGGTTATACAATAATACAAAGAGGTGACAGAAACTTAAATCCAACTCCACCTCCACCAGAGACAGGTCTTTTTCAATTAGAGAGTGGTAGTGGATATTTTGAGCTTGAAGATTCAAATAATAAATTAGCCTTAGAATAAGTAAAAAAAATAAATAATGAGCAATATAAAAATAAGTGATTTAACTGTTGAGACCAGTTTATCTAATATAGAAGGTTTAGCTGGATATATAGATGATAATGGAACTTTGGTTAATAGAAAAATTTCAGGTGCTAGCATAATAGCTGGAACATTACAAATAGGCAATACTTCTACAACTGCTTTAGCTGGTGACACAACTACAATAACTACTGCTCAAGCAAATGCTATATCAACAAACACTTCTGATATAGCAAATATAGTTTCTTTTCCAGGTTTTGGAACAACTTCTACTACAGCACTTAAAGGTAATTCTGATCTTCAAGATATTGTTAACAATGGTAATGAAATCAACAATAAGACATCACAGAATAATACTGGGACAATTAGAATAGTAGGTGGTACTGGTAATTACACTACAACTCATAGAATTGTAATGGGTGACTTAACTAACTTTGGAGGTGGTGGATTTGGTGTACTATTTAACCCTGAAGGTGCTACAGGAAATCCTTATAAATTTAGTTTTGGTAACTATGGTACTGCTAGTATTGGTTATTCAGGATCGACAGAAACCTTAGATTTTACTAAAGTTAGTGGAGGAACAGCAAATTTAAGTTTTGGTAGTGGTATTGATGTTGAATTTAATAATAGTGTTGAATTTAATAATGGTTTTAATATTGCAGGTGCGTTAAAACTAAATAATAATAGTGGTAATTCAGGACAAGTTTTAACTTCTACAGGTGCTGGTTCACCACAGTGGGAAGATCCTCTACCATCACCGTTATTCCAAGATCTTCAAGGTGGAGTTCCAACTAGTGGAACTAAAGATTGGGATTTTAATTTAGGATATAATGCCGAGCTTTTTGTTCAAAATGCTAACGGTACTAGTTTAACGGTTAGTAATTGGACAGATGGTGATTCAGGTGTTTTAATTTTACAAACCAACAATGTTCAATCGGGCACTGGCGCTTCTTTTAGTTTTCCTACTAATTCGGTATTTCCAGGTGGCACACCTACAATAGAAGATGGTAAGACTTATGTGTTTAATCTTATTTACAAATCATCAACTGAACTTATTTGGACTTTAATGTCTACTTCTTCATATGATTTAAGCACAGATACTAGCTCTTTAGACGGTAAGATAAAATTATCTTCAAGCTTACCCGGTAGTACGTCAGACACTGTTACACTGACAGGTGCTGGGACAGTAAGTGTCACCTCTGACAACGCTGGAGAAGTAACTATAACTGGAGCTAGCGGCATTGATTTTAGTGGTCTTAATATAAGTACTATAAAAGCAGATTTAAGTAATTCTACACAAAATCAATATGGAGAAGCTATAACTGTAAAAGCTTCTGCTGCTATAGATAATGGCGCTGTTGTAATATGGGATTATAGTGGGGCAGAAGTTCAAGCAAAAATGCCGAGTGGTTCTACTCCAGATCAACATGAAATTATTGGTATAGCAATTGAAGATATTGCAGCAGGCTCAACTGGAAAAGTTTTAATTTACGGTTATGCCACTGCTAAATATGATCCTTCAGGTGTAGTGGTTTCTTCGTTACCATTAAACAGCGGATCAACCGGCGGAACAACTGTTGTAGGGGATACAACAGAAAGAACAACATTTACCGATGACGGTGGAACTGGTTCTAATTATTCAAACGGTGTTAACTATACTCATACCTTTTCTAATGTTAACGGAGGTAATATTAGTATGAAATTTATTAGTTGGAGTATTGAACAAGGTTCAAGTAACATATGGGACAGATTAGGTTTTACTGTATCTAATGATGGCGTAACTTATCAGAATGCAGAATTCACGCCACACACGACATCAGACAATGGTGGTTGGAGAACATCAGGTACAACAACTGCCCCTTGGAGTAGTACTGAAGGCACTGCTGGGCCAAATAATAGTGGTTACATATTGGCTAGTGACCCAGGTACCAATTTCCCAGTTAACGCTGTAATAGACACAGGATATCCTTATGTAAGAGCATATTTTGAATCCGACAGTTCTGCTTCAGAAGCAGGTTGGGAGATCGAAGTTTACGGGCAAAATGCATTATCCGGTGCTCCTTCAATAGGCCAAGGTGCATATATTAATATAAATGATTTAACTGAAGTTTCACGAGTTGCAAGTACAGGAAGAACATTAGGTACGTTTGTTGGAACTGACATAACTAATGATGCTGTCGTAATGTTTGTTGCACCAGCAAGACCACAAATATCATAAAAACAAAAACAAATAACAATTAAATTTAATAAAATGAATAAAATATCAGAAGAACAATTAAAAACTATAAAAGAACAACAAAATAAAACGGCTACTATTTTAAATGAGTTAGGTTTTTTAGAAACTAGAAAGCATGCTTTATTACATGAGGTGGCTGCGTTGAATGATACTATAAACGACTACAAGTCAGAGTTAGAAAAACAGTATGGTAGAGTAAATATAAATTTAGAAGACGGAACATATACTGAGATTGAAGAAGATAGTAAAAAAGAAGTTGTAGAAAATGTCTAGTGTTATAAGAAAAATAAGTATTGGCTCTGATTATAAAAACGACGCTATGCATTACTCTGTTGGTCAAGAGGTGTATGGTGGCCATACCATATGTGATATACTAAACGATGAAACTAAAGGTGAGTATTCTATTTATATAAAAAAAAATAATGAGGTTTTACCTTGGAAAAAATTTAATAGCCAAATGGCTGTAGCTGTTGAATTTGATCTAAAGTACTAATGAATAGTTTATATAGCTTTATTGTCAAGCCGTATAGTGAAAGATACAATAACACTAAAGAAGTAGATGGTAAAGAACTAGTTTTAAATACTAGTATTTCTAGTTATAAATTTATAAGCAAGAAAGCGGTTGTTGTTTCCACTCCATCCGCTTTTGATACCGATATAAAAGTAGGTGATACTGTTTATATACATCACAATGTTTTTAGAAGATGGTACGACCAAAAAGGTAAAGAAAGAAATAGTGCTAAATACTTTAAAGAAAATCTTTATTTTTGTGATGTAGACCAAATATATATGTACAACAATAAACCACATCTTGATTATTGTTTTGTAAAACCTATAAAAGAGAAATCATTTCTAAGAACAGATAATAACAAAGAGCATTTTGGTATATTAAAGTATTCTAATAATTCATTAGAACGTATAGGAATAAAACCTGGAGCACTTGTTATATTCACACCTAATTCAGAGTTTGAGTTTATTATAGAAGATGAACTTCTCTACTGTATGAAATCTAATGATATTGCCGTAACTTATGGATACGAAGAAAACTAAAAAACAAATAATTCAAGCTGGTGAAAAAGCCATTGAAGAGTTGATTAAAGTAGCAAAAGAAAAAATTGTAGATTCAGATGATGACGTATCAGCTGATAGATTAAAAAACGCTGCCGCAACTAAGAAGCTAGCTATAATGGATGCTTTCGAAATACTTACTAGAATACAAGAAGAAGAAGAAATGCTAAGTGAAAAACCTAAAGAAAAAAAAGAAGAAAGATCTTTTAAGGGTTTCGCAGAAGGGCGTAGCAAGTGAGTTATAATCAAACTTTATGGAAAGAAATTAAAGATGTTGTAAATCCTTCTATATTAAAAAAAGAAAATAGATTTAAAAGATGGTCTTATGGATATAACGTTGAGTATGATTTTATAGTAATTAGTAAAACTGGACAGATTGGACAGATCATTGAAATTCAAAATCTCAGGATTGCTTTACCAGCAGTCGATAAACCGTTTAAACGAAGCGAAAAGCAAGCGGAACAATATTGGGAAAAACAAGAATACCCAAAAGAATTAGCTAGAATAAAGAGTAGATTTGATTGGGACGAGTATCCTAATGACTTCAAAGAAAAATGGTACGATTATATAGATGAAGAATTTAAGTATAGATCAGATGGTTACTGGTTTTATAATAACGGTATGCCTACTTACATCACTGGTACTCATTACATGTATTTGCAGTGGTCAAAAATCGACGTTGGAGCCCCAGATTATAGAGAATCAAACAGACTCTTCTTTATATTTTGGGAAGCATGTAAAGCAGATGATAGATGTTATGGGATGTGCTATCTTAAAAACAGACGGAGTGGATTTTCTTTTATGTCCTCAGCAGAGCTTGTCAACCAAGCCACGATATCTAGTGATGCCAGATTCGGCATCCTTTCAAAGTCTGGAGCAGATGCTAAAAAAATGTTCACAGATAAAGTTGTACCAATATCCGTTAACTATCCGTTTTTCTTTAAACCAATTCAAGACGGTATGGATCGTCCAAAAACCGAGTTGGCGTATAGAGTACCAGCTTCAAAACTTACTAGAAGAAAAATAGAAACAAACGAACAGTTGACGGAGCTACAAGGATTAGACACAACTATTGACTGGAAAAACACGGGTGATAACTCTTACGATGGAGAAAAGCTTAAACTACTAGCGCATGATGAGAGTGGTAAATGGGAAAGACCTGATAATATATTAAATAACTGGAGAGTTACTAAAACTACACTAAGACTAGGATCAAGAATAGTTGGTAAGTGTATGATGGGCTCGACATCAAATGCGTTAGACAAAGGTGGAGAAAACTTTAAAAAACTATACTACAATTCAGACGTTACTAAAAGAAATAGAAACGGACAAACAAGTAGTGGACTCTATTCTTTTTTCATCCCTATGGAGTGGAACTACGAAGGATTCATGGATACTTTTGGACTGCCTGTATTCGTTACGCCAACAAATCCAATTAAAACAAAACAAGGTGGAACAGTTACAAGAGGAGTAATAGATCACTGGAACAACGAAGTTGAAGGATTAAAACAAGATCAAGATGGTTTAAATGAATACTATCGACAGTTTCCAAGAACAGAAGAACACGCATTTAGGGATGAAACTAAAAATAGTTTATTCAATCTTACTAAAATATATCAACAGATAGATTACAATGAAGAGATTAATAATACCTCAAGTATAACACAAGGTAGTTTCATGTGGGAAAATGGTATTAAAGACACTAGAGTAATATTTGTTCCAAACAATAATGGAAGATTTTATATTTCTTGGGTTCCACCTAAAAACTTACAAAATAGAGTGATTATAAAAAATGGTATTAAATACCCAGGTAATGAGCATGTTGGAGCTTTTGGTTGTGACTCTTACGATATTAGTGGTACTGTGGATGGTAGAGGTTCAAAAGGAGCTCTTCATGGATTGACAAAGTTTTCAATGGAAGACGCACCGCCAAACCACTTTTTTTTAGAGTATATAGCTAGACCTGATACAGCTGAATTGTTCTTTGAAGATATATTAATGGCTTTAGTTTTTTATGGTATGCCTATACTAGCTGAAAATAATAAACCTAGATTACTTTACTATATCAAGCGTAGAGGTTATAGAGGTTTCAGTATGAATAGACCAGATAAGTTATGGAATAAACTATCTGTTACAGAAAGGGAGATAGGTGGAATACCTAATACAAGCGAAGATATAAAACAAGCTCATGCAGCTGCTATAGAGTATTATATTGAAAACTACGTTGGTGAGAATGAAACTGGTTATGGAGACATGTATTTTAATAATACACTAAATGACTGGAGTAGGTTTAATATAAGTAATAGAACTAAACACGATGCTTCTATTAGCTCTGGTTTAGCTATAATGGCTTGTAACAAAAACAAGTATAGACCAATTCCAGAAAGAACTAAAACATCTCCTATAAACCTAGGAATAAAAAGGTATAATAATAATGGATCTATTTCACAAATAATTAAATAAATGAAGATTTACACAAACAACAGTAGTAGTTTTCCAGATCAGGTGGTACCTGATGAGGTTAAGAATAGCTGGGAATATGGTGAAAAAGTAGGCAGAGCAATAGAAGGCGATTGGTTTAGTGGAACTAGATCAGGTGTAGAAAACAGGTGGAATACTAATTTTAACAATTTCAAAATGCGTAGACTATACGCTAGAGCTGAGCAACCTGTTCAAAAATACAAAGACGAGCTAGCTATAAATGGTGATTTATCTTACCTTAACTTAGATTGGAAACCAGTTCCTATTATACCTAAATTTGTAGACATTGTTGTAAATGGCATGGATGATAAGCTTTATGATATTAAAGCTTTTTCTCAAGATCCAGAGTCGAGAAAGGTTAGATCTCAATACGCTCAAGACATATTGAGAGATATGCAAGCTAAAGAATTTTTACAAAACTTACAAAGTACTATAGGATTAAATCTGTTTAATACATCAGATCCAGAGGAACTTCCAGAAAATAAAGATGAGTTAGATTTACACATGCAGCTTAGTTATAAACAAGCTAGTGAGATAGCGTGTGAAGAAGCTATAAATAATACTCTAGATTTCAATAAGTATAATTTAACTAAAAAAAGAGTTATTGAAGACTTAGTGACATTAGGTATAGGAGCTGTTAAAACAGATTTCAACGAGTCTGAAGGCGTTATTGTAAAGTATGTAGATCCAGCTAGATTAGTTTATTCATATACTGAAGATCCAAATTTTGAAGATATATGGTATGTTGGTGAAGTTAAAAGTATAACTCTTCAAGAGTGTAAAAAAGAATTTCCACATTTAACAGATGCTGATTTAGAGAAGCTACAAAAGTATCAAGGTAATAGTAATTTTCTATACAACTGGAATGGACGTAACGATGGTAATTCTATATATATACTTTATTTTGAATACAAAACTTATAGTGATCAAGTTTTTAAAATAAAGAAAACAGCAACCGGATTAGAAAAAGCGTTAGAAAAACCTGATACTTTCAACCCTGAACCAAATGAAAATTTTGATAAAATAAGTAGATCTATAGAGGTTTTATATAGTGGTGCAAAAGTTCTTGGTTATGATATGATGCTAAAATGGGAGTTAGCTAAAAATATGACTAGGCCAAAATCAAACTTGGTTAAAGTTAATATGAATTACAACATATGCGCTCCTAAATTGTATATGGGTAGAATAGAAAGTTTGGTTAGTAGAATGATGGGTTTTGCTGATATGATTCAATTAACTCATTTAAAAATACAGCAAGTTATTTCAAAAATAATACCAGATGGTGTTTATTTAGATGTTGACGGTTTAGCAGAGGTTGATTTAGGTGGTGGAACTAGTTACAATCCTAAGGAAGCTTTAAATATGTATTTCCAGACTGGTAGTATTCTAGGAAGATCTATGACAACTGAAGGTGATCCTAACCCTGGTAGAGTTCCAATACAAGAGTTACAGTCAAGTTCAGGTGGTAGTAAAATACAATCTTTGATATCTACATATCAGTACTATTTACAAATGATAAGAGATGTAACAGGATTAAATGAAGCTAGAGATGGAAGTATGCCTAACTCTGACTCATTGGTAGGTTTACAAAAGTTAGCAGCTGCTAATTCTAATACAGCTACTAAACATATTTTAAACTCTTACTTGTACATTACCGTAAGAACATGTGAGAATATAGTATTAAGAACTTCTGATGCTTTAGAATATGATTTAACTAACGAGGCTTTAAAAAATAGTATATCAACTTGGAATGTAGGTCAGTTAAATGACTTAAGCCAAATGCACCTATGTGATTTTGGTATATACTTTGATTTAGTTCCAGATGAACAAGAAAAGCAACAATTAGAAAGTAATATTCAAGCTGCGATTCAAAGTGGTAGCATAAACTTAGAAGATGCTATAGATATAAGGCAAATAAACAATCTTAAGCTAGCTAATCAAATGATTAAGCTCAAGCGTAAAAAAGCTGCTCAAGCAGCCCAAAAAGCCAATGAAGCAAATATTGCTGCTCAAGGTGCTGCTAACGCTCAAGCTAGTGAAGCTGCTGCTTTAGCTGAGGTTCAAAAGAAGCAAGCTACTATGGATGTAGAACTTAAGGTTGCTAAGGGTAAATCTCAATTTGAAATAGAGCGTATGCAAGTAGAAGCTCAAATAAAAAGAGAGTTGATGGAATTAGAGTTTAATTATAACATGCAACTAGGTCAACAAAAAATAAATAGAGAGCAAGATCGAGAAAAGCAAATAGAGAATAGAAAAGATAAACGTGCTAGAATAATTGGAACTCAACAAAGTATGATAGCAAATCAAAAGCAAAAAGAATTAGACGCAATAGATTTTGAAAACCCAAGTGAAACACAAAACTTAGAAGATCCGTTACAAGGAATCCTAGGTGGTTAATAAATTATATTATATTATATTATGGAAAACAAAAAAGAAAAAGAAGAAGGTTCTTTCAAAATAAAAAGAAAACCTGGAAGACCTAGAAAACTTCAAAGTAAAAATGAAGTTACAAAGTTAGACTTAAGTAAAAACGAAGAAAAAGATGCCGTTCAAGAGTCAAAACCAGAGGAAACTGTGCTACAGTCTAATGAGCAAGAACAACCGAAACAAGAAGAGGTCAAAGTGGAATTGCAAGAAGTGGGACAAACACACGGGGAACCTGAGCAGGTTACCGAAGAAAGTGAACCTGAAAAAGAATTAGTAATAATAAACGAAGAGCCAGAAGAAAAAACTGTAGATCAATTCAAAAAATATGATGAACCAGTTACAAAACCTAAAGTAAACTTACCTGAAAATATAGAAAAGTTGGTAAATTTTATGAAGGACACTGGAGGGACCGTTGAAGATTATGTAACTTTAAATAAAGATTACGATAAATTTGACGACGATTTATTAATTAAAGAATATTATAAAAAAACTAGACCACACTTAACGGATGACGAAGTTTTATTCTTAATGGAAGATAACTTTAAGTACGATGAAGAAGTGGATGAAGAAAGATTTGTACGTAAACAAAAACTTAAGTACAAAGAAGAAATTGCAAAAGCCCGAATTTTTCTGGATAAAATGAAAAGTAATTACTATGATGAAATCAAGTTGAGGCCATCTATTACTAACGAGCAACAGAAAGCTATGGATTTTTTCAATAGATATAACAAAGAACAATCATCTTTGCAAGAGAAAAGAAGCATGTTTGTTAATAAAACTAAAGATTATTTTCAGCATAAGTTTGAAGGTTTCGACTTTGAAGTTGGAGATAAAAAATTTAGATATAAAGTATCAAACACAAATGATATAGCTAATAAGCAAACTGATATAAATAAATTTGCAAATCAGTTTATGGATGATAATGGTAACATTATTGATTATGCTGGATATCATAAAGCTCTTTATACTGCAAGAAACGCTGATAAAATAGCTCAACACTTCTATGAGCAAGGTAAATCCGACGCTACTAGAGGTATAATTAAAAATTCTAAAAACATTAACCAAGCTCCAAGGTCGGGTGAACAGGGTGAGGTTATGCCTAATGGATGGAAAGTAAGAGCTGTTACTGGTGTTGATTCGACTAAGTTAAAAATTAAAAAAAGAACATAATTTAAAAATAACAAAATGAGTTTATCAGGAGGCGCTGTGCCGCCAAGTTTAAGACCTATGCCTAGTCAGGTAACAGTTCAAGACAATTATATTGACTTTAACGATTTAGCTAACGGGCAATGGGCACAACAATATCTACCTGAGCTTTATGAAGCTGAAGTAGAAAGATATGGAAACAGAACATTAGGTGGTTTCTTAAGAATGGTTGGCGCTGAAATGCCAATGACATCAGATCAAGTGATTTGGTCTGAACAAAATAGATTACACGTAGCTTACGATGATGTTGCTATTGCTGCAAATGCTGGTGGTTTTCCAAAAGTTGATATTGTAATTACTCCAGGTGCTGGTAATCCAGCTACTTCAGGTATTAGAGTGGGTAATACTGTATTAGTTTCTGACAATGCTACTGGTTTAATAACTACTAAAGTTTTAATTACAGCACTTGCTAATCCAAATGGTTATGAATTAGAAGGTCACGTATATGAGGCTGATAATTTATCTCAATTAATTGGAACAAATAGCTTATTCGTTTATGGTACTGAGTTTCCAAAAGGAAGTGAAGGAATGAATGGAGCTATCGAACCAAATGTAACTACTTTTACAAATTCTCCAATCATATTAAAAGACAACTACGAACTTAGTGGTTCTGACGCTGCTCAAATAGGATGGATTGAAGTTGCTACTGAAGATGGTACTTCTGGATACTTATGGTATTTAAAAGCTGAGGCTGAGACAAGATTAAGATTTGAAGATTATCTTGAAATGTCAATGGTTGAAGGTGTTAAAAATGATAATGGTGGCGCTTTCGGAACTAACTTCGGACCTACTGGTGCTAACAACTCACAGATAAAAGGTACTGAAGGTTTATTTTCAGCTATAGAAGATAGAGGTAATATTTATTCTGGTTTCGCTGGTGCTGGTGCTCCAGGTTCAGGTGCATTAGGAGATTTCGATGAGATCCTAAAACAATTAGATAAGCAAGGTGCTATTGAAGAGAACATGTTATTCTTGTCAAGACAAACAGCTCTAGACTTTGATGATATGATTGCTGCTGTTAACGGATCATACGCATCACTTGGTGCTGCTTCTTATGGTTTATTTGACAATGAAGCTGAAATGGCATTAAACTTTGGTTTTGCTGGTTTTAGAAGAGGTTCCTATGATTTTTACAAAACTGACTGGAAATACTTAAACGATGCTACAACAAGAGGATTAGACAATCAAATTGATGGTGTGATGATACCTGCTGGAACATCTACAGTGTATGACCAAATGATGGGATCTAACATTAGAAGACCTTTCTTACATGTAAGATATAGAGCTTCTGAAACTGAAGATAGAAGATTTAAAGCTTGGATTACTGGATCTGTTGGTGGTGCTTACACTAGTGATTTAGATGTTTTAAGAGTTAACTTCTTATCTGAAAGATGTTTAGTTACTCAAGCTGCTAATAACTTCGTGTTATTTAAAGGAGCTTAATTATTATATAACGCAGGGGGAAACCCCTGCTTTATTAACATTTTAAATAACAAAAAATTATGGCAAACATTTTAAAATTCCCAGGCTATGACCAAGGAGACGCTTTAGATGCTTACAATTATGTAAACGTTGATAAATATCTTGGAGTAACCGCTGATGGTGCTCCTGGTATTGAGAATGGAAGTTCTTTATTCATAAACTTAATAGTGCCTGGTTCAGAAGAGCGTATACAGAAAGTACTTTGGCAGATCGGGAAAGTGACATGGTCAGATGAATTAGTAGATAAAGTAGATAAAGCTATTAGAGAAAACTCTAGAGTTCCAAACACCATATTGGATATGGAAGAGTTGATAAGTGGTATAGTATCTATAGACAATCCTGGAAGTTGTGGATTAATTGATTTCTCCACTCCACTTCCAGCTGATGCAAAAAATTGATTCTAAAAAAAATATAAAATGCAAAACTTAATAGAAATAATACCAAAAGGATATACGATTCGAGCTAGAAGCTATAGTGACCCTGACATTCCAGGTTACTTTAACTATGTGTCTCCTAGTGAGGATTTATTACCTAACGTTACGTCTCCAGCAGTTCAAGGAGTTGGAGGATCAGGATCTGGTGTAGAAATGATAGTTGAAACAGGCGCCGATTCACCTTCAGGACCAGAAGTAATAGAAATAGAAATAACAAAAACTGGTAGTGGCTATCAACCAGGAGACGTTATTACTTTTACTTTCACTTCAGGAATAACTAGTTCTGAATATGTAGTTGAAGTTACAATACCTTCAATTGGAGGAAATGCTGATGATTTCCTTCACAATTCTAATAACTACATTACTCAACAACCTAAAAAATGCAATATAGATGCTAGTTTAATTACTGGAATTTATAGGACTGATTGGTTTGAAGTAAGTGATCAATACCCATATTTTACTATACTAACAAACCTGCAAAGCGCTGGCGCTGATAAGTATATGGCGTATAGGTTTTTAATTACTGGACTTGACTTAAGTACCTCACAAGGAGCTAAAAGAGCTAGAAGATCTATTTTGCAAGCTACAGAAGCTTTAAGAGATGCTTGGCAAAGTCCTAATTCAAAACCTATTTTACTTAATGATTACATATCAGATTCTAGTTTTGGAATTGGTAATGTATTCTTAGTAGAAGTTTAACTAGAATTTAGTTTAAAAACAAAAATAAACATAAGACCTCGTCAAACGGGGTCTTTTCTAAAAATTAAAACATGCCAAATATTATTAAATTTCCATTGTATAATAGTGGAGTTACATTACTTGATCCTAAATATTGTTTTGTAAACGTAGATGGATTATTCGACGTTATTCAATATGTACAATTATTCGGTGACAGTGATGTTCGTGTTGGTTTTGAGTTTGTGTATTTAAAAGATTGGGGAGGTTTATCTGTACCTGATAGACATTTATCTGTTAAGTTACTTTATCAAGGTGTAGATCTTCAAGTATCTGACTGGGATGTTGAGATAAAAAGATTAAAAAAACTTATAAAAAACTCTAGTGCTAGAACTAACTCTCAACCAAAGTTTTATCTATTAGATAATGATAATTCTACAGAAGAACCTTTTATACATCATGTTTTTACAACGTATGGAAGTGTTTGGTTACCACCAGCATAAACTATTAAAAAATAAAATATGTCAAACTACTTATTTGCTTACGATAATTTTAGTGAAACTGAAAGAGCTATTCCTGTTGATGATGTTATATGTGTATTTCCGGTAATTGGATTCAATAAAGGTGAACAAACGTGTGATATATATCACAAACAGTTATCCAGTACAATTACTGAAAATGACCAAACAACATATTATTTAACAAGAACTAGACTTTTTATCAAAAAATACTCTGGCACAGTAGAGAATTGGGCTGCAGAAGTGAGTGAAGCTGTTGCAAAAGCTATTGCAAGTCCAAACTCTAGAATTGAATTTAAATCTAGAGAACCTGGAGCTACTCTGGATATTAGACAGCCTTATCCAGAACAATTATAAATAAAAACAAAAAAATAAATTATTATATTATATTAAATTATGGAAACAAAACAAAAACAAAATAAAAAAACTTGGGAATACAAGGATAGAAACTATTATTTAATAGGTAATAAAACACCTTTAACATATACAATACCAACTAAACATTCTAGCAGATATCCATTAGTTTGTTTCGATGAAGACTTAGGTTATGAGAGAGAATTAAGATATGCTACTAATCAAAGTTCTATATATGTTGACGAACAAGAAGGACAAGTGACTTTAAAACATGTTATATTTAACAAAGGTCATTTATTTGTACCAAAAGAAAAAAGAAATCTACAGGAGTTTTTAGATAAACACCCTCACAATGGTGTTATATTTAAAATGTATGATCCAGTTATACAGGCGGAAGATGAATATGAAAATTTAGAATACGAAGTAGCTGCTTTGAATCTGGCTTATGAAATGGACATTGACCAAGCTGAAGCTATACTAAGAGTTGAGAAAGGTACTTCAGTGAATAGTTTAAGTTCTAAAGAATTAAGAAGAGATTTATTGTTATTTGCTAAATCTGATCCTAAATTATTTATAAACTTATCAGAAGATGAAAATGTAGTTCTTAGAAACTTTGGTATCAATGCTGTAGAAGCAAATATATTAAAGCTAGATGCTAACAATAAAATCTTTTCGTGGGCTAGTAATGGAAGAAAGTTAATGACAGTTCCATTTGACGAACATCCATATACTGCTCTAGCTTCTTGGTTTAAAACTGATGAAGGTATAGAAGTATATAAATCTATAGAGAAAAAACTAAAATAACAAGTGATTATAATCATGAAGGGCTGCAAACTGTAGCCCTTTTTTAAAGTAATTTATATGGCTAACATAAGTGTAGATACAGTATATAAAACAGTATTAAGTATTCTTAATAAAGAACAGAGAGGTTATTTAACACCTTATGAGTTTAACCAAATAGCAACTCAAGTACAGTTAGAAATATTTGAAAGTTACTTTGAAAATTTAAACCAGCAACTTAGAGCTGGGGAAAATGCTAGTGAATATGCTAATAGAATTAAATTACTACAAGAGAAAATTTCTAGGTTTGAAACTGAAGAAAATATAGAAGTTGTACTTTCACAAAAAGTTGGTGTAGGAGACTTAACAACACTTTCAGAAAAGGTTCATAGATTAGGAACTATACATTTTAACAACTTGTCGTACACGCCTGTAGAAATAGAGCAAGTAACAAAACATGAATTTAATTTAAATAGAAGATCTAAACTTACAGCTCCTTCTTTAGATTGGCCTATATATTACAAGGAAGGTCAAGATATAAAAATATTACCAGCTGAATCATCTACCGTAGGAGATGGTAAATACACTGTAGAATACGTTAGAAAACCTAAAGACGTGTTTTGGAATTATACACTAGGAACTGTTGGACAATACATCCATGACCCAGCATCGCCTAACCAAAACTTTGAAATAGATGACACTGATCAAACAGAATTAGTATTAAAAATATTAATGTACGCAGGTGTAGTTATAAGAGATCAAGAGATAATACAAGCTGCTACTAGTGCTGCTGTTCAAAAAGATCAATTACAAGCAAGTTAATAAATTATGGGATTAATTAAAGAAACAAACGCAGCTTACTATTCAGGTCAACTAGTTATAAAAGCTGACTCTCCAACTGTTTATACTTTTGGAAACACAAAAACAAGTGACAGTGGTTTCAATACTGAGTTAGTTAGTGCTTATGATGGTTCTATGTCTCAAATAGGACCTTTATCTAATTACACATTAATAAATTTAACAACTGGTGTTACATTTCCTGAACAAGAAACAGGTGTTGGTAATCCAAGTACTAATGAGCTAGTTTTAGCGCCAGGTGCAACTACAGTTGTCAATGTAGGTGATTTTATTTTATGTCAATTAAAAGAAAACACTATTGATCAAAACTATGGTAATTATAGTTACATATCTCTTAATGATATAATAGATAATTTTATGGTTGCTTATACAGGGCAAGATCAAATACTAACAAGTGTTAAAAGATCTCAAGTGTTATTTCACGCTAAAAGAAGTATACAAGAATTTTCTTATGACACTTTTCCAGTCATGAAGTCTCAAGAATTAACAATACCTCCTAGTCTATCTTTACCTTTACCACAAGATTACGTTAACTACGTTAAAATCTCCTGTGTGGATTCTAACGGTGTATTACACACTATAAATCCTTTATATGGTTTAAGTACTAATCCTACAGAACTGCCTATACAAGATTCTAAAGGTATACCTACACAAAACTCTTTTGGTTATAACAATGAAGCTCAACAATCAAAAACAGAGGAAAGATGGAAAAGCGCAAACGATAATGATATAACTGGAAATTACGATCCTTTCGAAAATCAAGGAGTTTATGATTATGTATGGTGGAAGCAGGCTTACGGTCAAAGATATGGTTTAGATCCTGAAGTTAGTAATATAAATGGTTGGTTTAGTATTAATCAGAGAACAGGTTCAATATCTTTCTCAAGCGATTTAACAGATAAACTAGTTGTTGTTAAATATATATCTGATGGTTTAGCTTACGACAATGATATGAAAGTGCCTAAGATGGCTGAAGAAGCTATGTATATGTCTATGATGTATAATATAATAGCATCAAGAAGAGATGTTGATGGAGGTACAAAAGCTTTTTACAAAAGAGAAAAATACGTTAAAACAAGAAATGCTAAAATAAGATTGCAAAACCTCAAGTTAGATGAGATAGTTCAAGTGTTTAGAGGTCAATCTAAATGGATTAAACATTAATTAAATGGCAAGAAAATCTAATCATACTTTTGTCCAATCTAAAATGAATAAAGATTTGGACGCTAGATTATTAAACGCTGGTGAATATAGAGACGGTGTTAACGTATCTGTTAGTAGATCAGAGTCAGATGATGTTGGTGCACTTGAAAATATACTTGGTAACGAGTTTTTAAGCGACTTAAACAAAAACACACAATACCCAGTTGAAGCTATAGGTTGGTGTATAGATGTTTCAAACGACAGAGTATTTGTTTTTGTTACTGACTACCAAGATAATTCTTTAGACAAAATTTCTAACAACGCTCCTTTCAGTAGTTACCACGCTATAGTACACTTTGATATAAAAACAAAAGTTTCTACTACTATAGTTTCAGGTTATTTCCTTAACTTTTCTATAAATAGTAAGATAAATGATTCTAATTTGATAGAGAGTTTATTGTTCTGGACGGATAATAGAAATCAACCTAGAAAAATAAATGTAGAAACAGCCATAGCCGATAATAACTACTATTATAATGAAGATCACATTTCAGTTGCAAAGTATTATCCTTACAAAGCTTTAGATCTTACAGATAAAATATCATTAGACATAGACCCTAACGGAGTTGATAATCAAGTTTTTCTAGTTAGTAGAGATATAGGAACGAACGGAGCTATAAAAGGTTACGAATCTATATATCCTTATTTCGTTTGTGAAAACGATAATTTACCAAATGATATAATTAATAAACTTAAAAATAATATAGGTTTAAAAGGTTATGTAGAAAGATTAAATGTATATGGCGATATTCAAAGATGGGAGTTTAGACTAGCTTGGTTCCAAAAAGATGGAGAAGAGTCTTATTTAGGCACTCAATCTCCTGAGAGACTACCTAGTGGATGGAATGGAAAATATATTATATTTGTAGATAGAGATTTTGATAATGGCTTATTTCAAGTTTATGATGATTACGCTGCGAAACCTGAAAAATATAATATGTATTTTGTAGAAGAAACTGAAAAAAATGTTTCTTCTCCTTGGGTAAAAGGTAATGCTCTTAAACTTCAAGCTGATCAAATAACTTTATCAACTGTTGGAACTCTTTTTAATTGGACAGGTGTGAGTGATAGTAATAACCCTTATTTATCAACTCTTCACTTATATGGTACTAGAAGTACAAATAAACAAGTGTATGATGAATATAATACTGGATCATCGCTTGAAGCACCTACGTTTTGTATAGAAAATGGATTTCCTAACAATACAGGTGGTGCTGAAAATATATATCCAAGAGTAAACCATCCTAAATTAAATCAAAATAACATATATGTAATAACTAAAATTGTAACAATTAATGGTATAGCGTCTGGTTTTCATGTTCAACAATTAAACTCTATTAATAATTCAAATGGTTTAATAGACGTTAATCTAACAAGTGTGTTAAGCCCAGGTGATATATTAACTGTTGAGTTACCTAATAAATATTATTCAAGTGATTTTCCTGGTGATCCTGTTTTTTTAGAAGACAAATTTATAAGATTTGCTTATAGGTTTAAATTTGATGATGGTGAATATTCTATAATATCTCCATTTACTCAAGAAATTTTTATACCAAAACAAGAAGGTTACTTTTTATCAGAAATAAATAATTCACCTTTAGATGTAACAAATTTTAATAAATATAGATTTCAAATCCAAGAAGCTGGTGAAAACACTGAAGTTGATTGGTTTGTTAATAAGATTACTAGTGTTAATCTTAAAGTGCCTTTAGAATTTAAAGCTAAAGAAACAAAAGATAAATTAAAAGTACAAGAAATAGATATTTTATATAAGGAATCAGATGGTATAGCATTAAAAGTTGTTAAAACATTGGACATAGATGAATATAGTGATGATGAAAACTATTTCATAAGCTACGAGTATAACAGTGAAAAGCCAATAAAAACAGTAAGAAGTTCTGAAATAACTAGAGTTTATGATAATGTTCCTGTTAGAGCTAAGACTCAATCAACTTCTGGTAATAGAATAATATATGGCAACTTTTATGATAGGCATACTTCTCCTATTTCTTTAGACTTTTCAGTTGGCGTAGGATCTAAATACACTTTATCTTTTCCAAAAACTACTAATAGTGATATAAAATACCCAAACCATACGTTAAAACAAAATAGAAATTATCAAGTAGGCATAATACTTTCTGATAGATATGGTAGATCTACAGATGTTATATTGAGTAAAAATATTGAAACATCAAAAACATTTATTTCATCACAACCTTATAGTAATAATCAAATAACTTTTGGTAATTCTACTGTATATAACCCTTATTTTGATGATGTAAATCATTTAAAAAAATCTAATAATACAGATAATTATTTAACTCAAAACCCAACGGGTGGTTTAGAGGCTAATTATGATGTAACAAGCATAAAACAAACTTTAGCACCTAGAGCAGGTATAATAGATTGGCCAGGAGATTCATTAAAAATAAAGTTTGAAGAACTAATTCCAGATGAAATAAATCTAAGTGGATACCCGGGTTTATATACCTCACCTATAGTTAGAAGTAATTCATCTAATTTAAACAATAGTAGATTTACTGTGGTAGAGATAGTAGATCCAACTGATCCAGATATTGGTATATATGAAAAGTGGAAAGTAGATTTTGTCTCATCAGGACCTAATGATCAATATAAACCTGGTCAAATTTTACAATGGACTGTATACCCTGACGATACTATACAGTATGCTACCATAGTTAGTGTTGAATTAACTAGTATTTCTGAAGGATATATTGAAGTAGTTGGTGATTATACTAATCCACACCTTCCACCTCAATCACCAACAGCACCAGATGCTAGCGTTATAACTGCTTATGACTCTTTAAATAGTTTAGGTTTTTATAGTTACAGGTTTGTAGTTAAACAAAATGAACAAAGCTATTACAATGTATATCTTCCTAGTTTGCTACAAGGAAATCCCATACCTAAACCTTATAAATTATTCTTAAAAAAACAAACTACCTTTACCAAGATACTAGAAGTAGATGATAGCAAACACCCAACACCTGGTACTTTTCCAATATTAGAGGGTCAAAGAGTCGAAGGTGATGCTTACTACATAGAGGAACCAGTTGGATCAGGAAATTGGGTTGTTAGAACCTTCAGCGTTGTTGTTACGAATATTATAAATGACTTTCAATTTGAAGTTAGTGAGAGTATCAAAGTAGCTGGGGAAGATGATAGTAGTCCTAACGGTGGAGATACAATTGAATCTGATTTTACTAGTGATTCTAATGGAAACACTCTTAACGTTTCGACTTTGCTAACGGATAATGCTAATAAAGTTCCACCTGCTCTCAATGAAACAACTCCTGTTCAACAACAATATTCTACTAGTACTACTAGATTAATACCTAGAATAGCTATAAACAATTTAACTTTTAAAAAATCAGGTGTTGAGCCTGACGTTGTAAAATTGATAAATACTCCACCATCTTCCACTGGAGACTACACAAGACAAATATACCCTGATACAAAATCTCTTAAAGTTAGATCTATAGGTAATTTTGAAGCTATGTTTGTTGATGGTAAATACGCTGGGTTATGGCAAGCAGACACTGATCCTCCAACTGTAGTTATTGAAAATACTTTTAGGTTAGGTAGAGATGCTCAAACAGCTTTGCCTATAAATAAAGAACAGTATCAAGCTGCTGTTTATGAAACAAATCCTACAATTTCTAATTTAGAAATATTTTTCGAATCAAGTACTTCTGGAAAAATAAGTGACTTAAATGAAGAAATAAGAGTTTCAAGTCAAGATAGCTTTAAAGAAATAGAATTTTTTAATTCATTCTGGTTAAAAAGAATTAAAACTTCTCAGCCGCCAAAATCTTTCTCTGCACAAGGAACTCTTATAGGTAGTGGAACTTCACCATCTAGAGGTGTTTGGCCGCTTAGTCAAGTTCAAGCATCACCACAAACTGAGATTGGACCTTCTTTAGCCCCAGGAACTGAACCAGTGTTAGGTGCGTCTTATGGTTCAGAAGACGATATCTCGTCAACAGAATATAATTATAACAACAATTGGTATTTGGAAGAATCTAGAATAAAAGGAGGGTTTAATAACAAGGAAATTTCTTTAGGTGCTAGAGCTTTTTTAGATGAAGAAGAACCAATTCAACAACATAGATTTAATTCTTTGATATATTCTGGTGTATTTAATTCTAGAACAGGTATAAATAGAACTAATCAGTTTCCAGTAGGAACTGTTATAACTAAATCTGCTAACCCTGAATACGGTAGTATACAAAAGATATATGCTGAAGAAACAAATTTATTAGTGTTTCAAGAAAACAAATGTCAAAGAGCATTGATAGATAAGGATACTATATACACAGCTGAAGGTGGTACTCAAACACAAAGTGGTAATGCTGTTATAGGTCAAATAACTCCTTACGCTGGTGAATACGGAATAAGTAGAAACCCAGAAAGTTTTGCTATATACAGTTATCAAAAATATTTTATAGATAGGAATAGAAACGCAGCTTTAAGATTATCTCACGATGGTATAACAGAGATATCAGAGTATGGTATGCGTGATTGGTTTAGAGATAATTTAGCTGACTTAAACGATAATTTTGATAATATTTTTTCAGTTGAATTAGATGAAGTAACTATAATGAATCCTAGCTCAGGTGGAGCAACATATATAGAATATAATGGTACTGACATTTCAAGCGCGATATTAAATGATTATATAGGATGTTTAATAGAATATTACGATGACAATACATCGTCTTGGAAACCTTTAATAAATGATAGTGAACAACTTTTTCTACAAAGCATAGACAACATTACTGATCCAAATAGAATTTATTTAAGTGATTACTCTGTCGTTAATTTTTCTAAAATTAGATTTATTTCTAAAAATAGAAGTTACATAGTTGGAGGATGGGATGTTTATAATAAGCAATATATATGTTCTTTACAATACAATAAATCTTCTACATTAACAGATACTACTGGTAAAGATTATTCTTACCACACTTTAGGTTTTGATGAAAAAATAAATGGATGGCCTAGTTTTTACACATATAGACCTGGGTTGATAGGTAGTTTGAAGAACAAGTTTTACAGTGTAAATAATTCTTATGACACATGGGAAAATACAGGTATTGGAGATTTTGGAATATACGAGCAATATAAAGATAATCAAACAGGTACAAATAGAGGTGTATTTTATGGAAATAGTTACCCATCTACTGTAACTATAATAGCAAACGCTAATCCATCAGTAGAAAAAAACTTCTTAACTATTGATTACGAAGGTAGTAGTGGTTGGAAAGTGGTGTCTGCTGGTTCTGAAGGTTCAGCTGGTTTAATAGCACCTATATTTTCAGATCAAACCGGTGAAGATTTTTATGGAGGTAGTTGGCAATACCATATTGATAAAACTAATCAAGTATATAGTTTTTATGAAGGTCAATATGATGCTGCTGGAAACACTGGTTCTGCAGCAGTATTACAACCTATACTACATGTTGGTTTTGATAGAAAAGAAAATAGGTACGTAGCTAACCTAGTTAACAGTTCAGATCCTTCTCCAGGAGAAGTAATATACGGAGATAAAATAAGTGGAATAAAAGGTTATTATAATATAGTCACTATGTCTACAGATTCTACAACATCGCCAGGTGCTATGAAAGAACTGTATCAAGTTGGATTATCTTACAATATATCTTCAATGTAATTAAATTAAATGAAAGTACGTAGAATTACAGATAATGATTGGCCAATACTAACTAAGTGGTGGAGTGAATGGGAATATGAATATCCACCTGTAAAAAGTTTTTTGCCTGAAAACGGCACGTTTGGTTTAATAGTAGAAAAAGACAATAAGCCTATAGCGTCTATATTTATGTATGCAACTAATGCTAGTCTAGTTATATTAGGTTGGCCACTGTCTGATAAAAATTACGAGAGCAATGATAGAGAAAAAGCTATTATAAAACTTAATGAAAGTGCTGAAACAGCTTGTAAATTATTAGGTTATAAACATATACTTTTCTTTGGTGATAACAAAAAATATATAAAAAAATTAAAAGATCTAAACTTTTCAAAAGGAGATAGCAAATACGATTTAATAACTAAAAATATATAACATGGGAGGACTTATAGCAGGAGCAATTGCAGGTGTAGCTGGAGCTACTACAAGCGCTATAGCAGCTCATAAAGCTGGTAAAGCAAGTGATGAACAAAATAGGATAGCTACGGCGAAGCAAACACAGTTGGACAACCTTACAGCTGACAGGCCAGAGTTTACTAATCCATATGAGAATTTGAAAAACCAATTTGAAAACTTAGATAATCCTTATGCAAACTTAACAGTATCTACAGAAGCTTTTAAAATGCAAGCAGAACAAGCAGATATAGCTTTAGCAAATAGTTTAGATGTAATGATGGAAACTGGTATGGGTGCTGGTGGTGCTACTGCTTTAGCTCAAGCTGCTCTACAAAGTAAGAAAGGAATAGCTGCTAGTATTAATGCACAAGAAACTGCAAACAAAAAATTGCAAGCTCAAGGTGAAAAAGACGTTGCTATTCAAAGGGCTCAAGGTGCTCAACAATTAGATATGTTAAGAGCTCAAGGAAATGCTATGGAACAACGAGATGCTATTGATTTCCACGAAGCTCAAATGACTAGAACAGCTACTCAATTAGATAATGCGAGACAAAATGCTATGGATTATAACGCTGCTAAAAATCAAGCTTTAATGGGTATAGGTACTTCTATAGCCTCAGGAGCTAGTATAATTGCATCTTCTGAATCTAAAGGTAAAAACAAAGGTGGAAACAACGATGGAGATGGCGACGAGTTTTAAGGTGGAAGGTAAAAAAATTTAAATAAAAAAAAATATAACATATGGGTTTAGGTGAGGGATTTACAAGTCCACAAAGGGCAATAGATGAATCGTTTAAAGCTTTTATTGAAGGTGGTAATGATATAGTTAATAAAGTAGCTTTAACAAATGCTGAGGTTCAGAAAAATATAAGGGCTGAAAAAGCTTTTGCTAAAGAGCAAGAGGCTTTAAGAGATAATGAAATGTCAACTATGTACAGTAAAGTTAATGAATTAGGTGGTTCAAGTAGCTCAAGCCTTGATGCGAATCTAATGAGTTTTTGGGAAGACAAAGCTGATAAGTACTTTACTATAAAAAACGATATGGATAGAGGGCAAAGGTGGGATGAAGAAACTCAAAAACTTGTACCTTATAGCAAGCAAGAAGGCATGAAAGCTTTGGCCGCAATAAATGGTTTGTTACCTCAATTTAAAGAAGAAGCTGCTTTTCTCGCTAAGGAAGCTGCTGCGTACCAAGAGGACTTAGCTAATAACAATGTTTCTTCTATTGGTTCTATACAGAATAAAACCTTATTAAGTGGTTTGGCAGCTGGTGCTAATGTTGGGATTGTAGAAGAAGGTGGTAAAACTTACTACTTTGTACCTGAACACATAGATCAAAATGGTAATAAAGTTGAATCTGCAATGATAAATGGAAGAGAGATGATGGCTAATGCTGCCAAGGGTAAAGGCTTATACGAGAGGAAAGCTAATATAGATGAACTACTTGAAACAGCTTTTAACAACACTTACCAACCTTCTAGTTTACAGAGTAAATATGTGAAAACTATAGATGCAGTAAATGGACAACCTATACCTGGTCAGCCAGGTGAAGTTTTTAAAAACATACCAAAAGGTCAAAAGTATACTTACCAGATAATTGAAGATGAAGATAAAGATAAAGGTCAAGAAGATTTAATGACAAATGGAAGTTTAGATCCTATACTATCAAATGATAATATAATGGTTAGGTATTGGCAAGATAACGTTCCAGACGAGTGGTTGAAAAGTAAGGGTTATAGTGATGATGTTATAGATTCTAGATGGAATGATTTCCCACCAGATTTATCTGATCAAGAAAAAGACGATTTAATTAAGCAGCAAAATGAAGCAGCAAAAGCTTACATGGCTGAACAAGCTTATGATAAAAATGCTGACATGGATAATAAGTTAAAATTCATGCAAAAGCAAAATATTGTTGGAGACGGCAGTAACAGCGGTGATGATAATGGTTTTACACTAACACCTAAAAGCCAGCTTACGTATAATACTAGATACAATGACTATAAGGATATTACTGAACAAACAGAATCTTTATATGCAAACGGTACGCCTCAACCTGAAGATTTTGTTCGTGCGTTAAAAATGGCTAATCCAGGAAAAGACTACTTTGTTAACAAAAATAATCTTATACAATCTGGAACAGAGATAATTGAAATACCTGACGAGTTTAAAGAAGCAAATAAATTATTAAATAGCTTAAGTGGGATAGATAGAGAAATGCAAATACTATTTAGTAAAAAGAAAGACGAGAAAACCACAGAAGAGATGAGTATTGAAGATTATTTAAATGAATAAATAAAATACTAGTATGGACGAAGAAAAGTTAAGAGGTATAATACAAAAGATGATAGCCAACAACGAACCTCCAAGTAAAATAAGGGAAGTTGTTAGAAGAGCTAAAGAGATGATGGCTGCTCAACCTTCTAAAGAACAAGTAATTCAATCTGTGGAACAAGGAGAAATAGAAGAGTCTCCTAGTATAGACTTAGAAGAGCTTAAAAGAGTTTCAGAAGCTGTAAAAAAGAAGACTAATGGTAATGAAGATTTTCAAATGAATGAAGATCAATTAAACTCTCCTATAGGTCAAGACGAGTCGTACGATATATTTTCTATAAACAAACCACAAGAAGTAGAAATGGTTGCCGACCAAGTTATAAATAAACCTTTTGATGATTCTGTAGAAATGCAACTCATTGAAAAAGGAAAGAGCAGTGCTGTAGAAAAATTAGAACAGGATTATGCTCAAGACTTTATAGATACTAAAGGTTACCACGACTACACTTCACCAGATTACTTAAGACCTAAAGCTGATGAGGTTAGAGCTAATTTAGAAAATATAACTATAGATTCTCCTGAAGTTAAAGAAAGTGTATTAGCAGAAACTGTAGGTGTTTACGATGATTATGATTTTGGTAATCAAGGTTTAAAAGATCTAAACTTGTTGGCTTCTACAGAAGATATTAAAAAAGCAAAAGACGAGTGGAAAAAAGGTAAAGACGGAATCTTTGTTAACATGAAAGACGAAGACGCACAAGCTTTGCAAGAAGATAAATACTTCAACTCTTTAGTAGACAAAGATGATAGCGGGGGTATATCAATTAATAAAGGTTGGAAAAGTCCTAAAGATCAATTAGAATCTATATTAAGTTGGGAAACTAAACCATATTGGTACCCACAAGAAAAGTGGGATATAGTTAAAAAGTATAAAGAGGATGGTGGTGTGTCTAACGAAATGATAGACAACGCTGATCCAAGATTAGTTAACAAAACTATTCAGGCTAAAAAACAAAATTCTTTAACTAATTTTTTCTATGATAATGATGATCTTAGTAGCATTGAAAGAACTAAAATATCTGCTTTACTAGCAGATCAAATATATGGAAAGTTAACTTATGATGATGTCATGAGGATGGATGCTAATCCTGAATTATTGAAACTGGAGATGGAGAAGAACCAACAAAGGCAGTCTTCTTTGATAAAGGACATGAACAATATAAAGGCTAAGCAGAATGAGTTAGAGGGAAATGAAGAGTATCAAAAATTAAATAAAGAAGCTAAAAGAATAACAGATGAATTAACACGATTACAAGAATCTGGTATTAATGAAAATTCTTCACAAGCTGAAATAGACAATTATAATAACTTACTTAGTGAGTATAAGGCTCTGCAAGTAACCTATGATCAGAAAGGTTTTAAAAGCATAAGAGAACAACAAGCTAAAGATATAGAAGCTTGGGAAAGTAAAAACGCCGCGTTAGCAGATGATGCTGCAGAGTTAGGTGATGTGTCACTAGCTTTAGACTTAGCTACAAAAAATTACAGCGCTTTAGATAAGACTAAACTTCAAATGGAAAAGTTTTTTCTTGGAAATGCTTTCGCTGGAACTATAGGTGCCACTTCTGGTTTTATTGCTGAAGGACTAGATATAATAGGTGGGTCAGCAAGTATGGGTGAGTTATCAGATTTTTTACATAAAGTTGAAGGTGTTGCTATAGATTATAATAAAAGTATAGATAATCAGATGGGTCAACTTGCTCCTACACTTAAACTAGATGATGTTAGTTTTAAAACACTAGATAGTTACATAGCTCATACTTTAGCTGAAAATTCACCTAGTATAGCTACAGTTATGTTAACTATGAGAGGTGGTAAAATGGCAGCTGGAAAAAATGCTTCTACAGCTGTTAGAATGCAAGCTGCTGCTAGAGCTAGTAAGATAGCTCAAGGAATATTTTTCTCTACCAGTTACGGTGGTAAAGGTATGGAGTTAGCTATTGCTCAAAAAAATGCACCTGGTAGAATAAAAAAACTACAAGAGCAAATAGACTCTGGTGTGCTCAGCGGTTATGAAAAACAACAAGCTGAAAAAAGAATAAACGAATTAGAAGATGTCTTAGACTTAAACGTGTTACAGAAAGCAGGTTCTTCTTTGTTATCCGGTGCTATTGATATGTACTCTGAAAAGCTTGGTTCACTTGGATATATGAAAAATCTAAATAGAATAAAAGCCGCTGTTGATGCTAAGCCGTTTAAGAAATTAATGTACCAAGGTTTAAATTCTTTAAAAGGTGCTGCTACAGAAGTTGTTGAAGAGGCAGCTGCTCAAATAGGTAACAACCTTTCTGACATTTATATATTAGGTGAAGACAAATCTATTGTAGATGGCATCGACGCTGACTTTCTTGCTAAGACAGCTATAAGTAGTTTTGCTATGCAAGGCCCAAGCGTTGGTAGTAATTTATATAGTATGTTTAAATCTGAAATGATGGATCCTACTTCTATTAGAAATAATAAAAAGCTTTTTGATGAACTAATAGATATAGAAGAAACACTTCAAAGTCCACTAACTACAGATGCTAATCAAAAGAAAGAATTAAGAAAAAGAAAGAAAGAGATTATAGAGGTAGCTGGTATGAAAGATATAATGAGCGTACAAAAATTAGCTCGTATGTCTACTCAAGAAAAGTCAGACTTATTTGAATTAAATAGAAGAAGAAGAAGAATAATAAAAAATCTAAGAGAATTAGGTGGTAGATCTGAGGCTGGTAGTAAATCAATTAAAAAACAAAAAGATAGATTAGTAAAAGAATTTAAAGAAGTTGACACACAAAGAAATGAACTGTTAAGTAAAAAGCAAAGAAAAATACAAGAAGAATATAAAGAAGCAGCAGATCCAGCATTAGGAGCTTATAATCAAGGGTTATATGATTTTTATAGTGATATCGTAGGGGCTCAACAGGAGATCAATGGTAATAAATACATTGAAGTAAATAATGAAACAACCGTTGATAACTTAAAAGAGCAGTTTGGTGAGGATAAAGCTAATGAATTAATAGAGGCTAGAAACAAAGGTAACAACGCTACGTTTGTAGGTAACGATATAATTATATTTCCACAAAACGTAAAGCAAAACTTAATGTCAACTAGAAATAAATCAGCAGCTATGTTTGCTGCTGTGTCTCCACTTCATGAGTTGATGCATATTGAAAATAGAAGACAAGGTATAGTTAAAAATGGCAAGGTAGTTGGAGATGCTAACAAAGCTATTCAACAAGCTGAAAGTGTAATAAAAGAAAACTTAGCAACTGGTAGAATAACACAAGAACAATACGATGACTTTTTAGCTAGGAAGAAACAGTATACAGATGAAACAGGAGTTGACGTAGAAGAAATCCTAAACCTATTTGGTGACATGACAGCTACGGGTATATTAAGTGAATCAGATTTCAGTAAGATAAATGGCTTACAGTACATGTTAAAAGGATTAGTAAGAAAGTTTGCTGGTCCTAATATATCTTTCTTATTTCCACTTAAAACTGGAGCTGACGTTTTTAGTTATATAAAAAGTTTTAAAGATTCAGTTGAAAAGTCTGAATTAAAATCAGCGCCACCAGAAGACATATCTGAAGATTTAAAATTCTCTCAAGCTGCTAGTAATAAAGTACAAGATATATTTAATGAACAGGGTGAGGCTGGAGCTTTTGATATTATAGAAGAGTTCAAACCTATAGTAAATAAAATAGTACAACGTAGAAGTGAAGCTCCTGGTTTTGATAGACAGTTATTAACTGATGAAATTGAAACTGGAAAAAGAGGTATACTTGACTTGATAAGAGAATATGATCCAGAATCTGGCGTACCGTTAGCTGCTTATATAAACAAGTTCTTACCAGCTAGAGCTATAGAAGCTTCTAAGCGTGTTTTAGGAGAACAATTTGAAGATGATGTTACAGAAGTAAGAGGTTTAGAAGCTGAAGATAAAACAGGAGAAGTAGATAATAGTCCTATAAGTAAAACAGAAAGATTATTTAAATTAAAAAATAGATTAACGGGTAATTTAGAATCTGCTATAAACAAAGTCAGATCTCAGGTTTCTAGTTTGCCTATAGCTGATTTAGATTTTAAATCTTTAAGAAATATTGCCTTACAAGAAGTTCAAGAGTTGTTTGGCATAAAGCCAAAGCCAGGTAACCTAACTAAAGATGATGTTAGAAATGCTCAACAATATATAAACAAAAATGCTGAGGCTTTAATAACTATGTTACCTGAAGGATCTACACCTGGTGGAACATCAACCGGTGTTCAGAAAGTCTTACTAGATAATTTCTACGAAAAACAAGATAGAGTTAAAATGTTGAAGACTGGTAGTAAAGCTGGTTTAGCTCCTTATCAAAAAAGAAATAATATAACACCATCTGAATTTAAAGAAGTATTTGGGATAACACCTGCTGGTACTCCAAACGTGTCTGATAGAAATACTAGTGCTAGAATAAAAGCTTTAGTTTCACAAACAGAACGTATGCTAACAAATCAAGAAGTTAGAGAAGCTTTACAAGAGCAAGGTATTCCAGTTCCAAGTAGGTTGTCAGAAGGTAAATCTGAGTTAATGTTTTCACAGGGTCAGAAGTTAACTAAGAAAGAACAGAAAGCTATAGAAGCTCAAAGAAAGTTATTAGACTCCGATATTGGGACTCAACTTCTAGCTGAGCAAAAAGATTGGAAACAGATTATAAAGGATTACGGAATGAGTCCTATAAATCTAAAAACAGCTCAAGGTAGAGAATCTTATAGACAATGGATAGCTAATGTATTAGCACCAAAATTACCTGCTAACTTTTTTACGGTTAATGCTGCCGGTGTTTTAACAGGTAAAACAGAAGCTGTAAGAGATGAGAATAATAATAAGACAGATCAAAGAACTTATGCTGGTAATTATGCTTTTCTTAGCAAAAAAGAAGTTGTTGACTTTATAGAGCAAGCGATAGCTGACGGTGTAGTATTTTCTGAGTCTGAGATACCTGGTTTGAAAAGAGCTTCATACGCTAAGCTAGACAAAAGATTTAGTACTAAAGAATTTAAACAACAACAGAAAGATAAAATAAAAGGATTTAAACAAGTGTTAGATGTATTTAATAGTTTAATACAAGAAAACACTAAAGCTAATGCTCCTTTTGTAGCCGCGTTGATGTCGTCTACTAGTGCTTATCAAGGTCACTTCATGAGAACTTCTTCACCTATAGGCTTTACAAACTTCACAGGTTTAAAACAAGTGGAAGAACATACAGAACCAGCTAGTGATCTTGGTAAATTTCTATTAAATAGAATGATACAAGGAAATTACGAGCTATATATAGATGGTGCTTTAGAAAACTTCTTTCAAGGTTTGCTTCCTGATGTCTATGATAAAATGTTAAAAGGTATTGGACCAGACGGTAAACCTTTTAACTACACTCAGAATGCTCCTGAAAAATATATGTATGACATACTTATGGGTGCAAAGTCTATATGGTTAAGGTATTTTAATCCTCAGGTTAATGGTCAAATAAGAGTTGATGAGAATGGTGTTAGTAGAAGAGGTATAGATCCTAATGTTTTAGTAGAGATAAATGGTAAGTCTGTTGCTGAGAATAATAATCTAGGTTTACCTAAAAATAAACTTACTCCTAATGTCATAGCCAAACAACAAGATTTACTGTTCAAAGTATTGGATAATCAAATATCAAAGGAAGATGCTAGAAAGCAACTAGACGAATACACGAAGCTAGCTCCAGACATGTTAAAAGCTAGTAAAGGTACTCAACAAGAATTAAGCGAAGCTGAGGTTTTGTATATAAATCAAAACATGACAACTCAAGAGTTGTTAAGTAAAGCTATATCAATAGATAATGCACTTAATGAAGCTAGAAAATTAAATCCTGAAATAAAGAAAATTAGAGTATTTGATTTTGACGATACTATAGCAACTAGCAAAAGCTTAGTGTTTTACACTAAAGCCGATGGTACTGAAGGTCAGTTGACAGCTGAAGAGTTTGCTAAAGACGGTGCTAGATTAGTAGAAGAAGGAGCAGTAATGGACTTTAGTGATTTTAATATAGTTAGAAACGGAAAACGTGGTCCTATGTTTAATGTTGCTAAAAAGATAAAAGAAGCAAGAGGCAATGAAGATCTTTTTATATTAACAGCAAGAGCTCCACAAGCTCAAAAAGCTATATATGAATTTTTAAAATCAGAAGGTTTAGAGTTTAAAATGGACAACATAGTTGGTCTAGGTAATTCAACTCCACAAGCTAAGGCTAATTGGTTGTTAGATAAAGCAGCAGATGGTTACAATGATTTTTACTTTGCTGATGATGCTTTAAAAAATGTTAAAGAAGTTAAACAAGTTATGGATGTTGTAGACGTTAAGTCTAAAGTTCAACAAGCTAAACTTAAATTTTCTAAAGGTGTAAATGAACAATTCAATAGTATACTAGATAAAAAAGCTGTAGAACTAGCTGGTCAAGAAATATCAGCTATTAAAGCTAAGACAATAGGTTCTAGTAAAGGTAATTTTAAATTTTGGATACCTTACTCTGCGGAAGATTTTATGGGTTTAATATATCCCACTTTATCTAAAGGTTTGTTAGGTGATAATCAAATGGCTTGGTATAAGAAACATCTTATAACACCATACGCTAGAGCTATGAGTAGTATGCGTACAGCTAGATTACAAATGATGAATGATTTTAGAGCTCTAAAGAAAAAGCTTGACGTGCCAATTGATCTACCAAAAGTTAACGCTAGTGGCTTTACAAATGAACAATCTGTTAGAGTTTATTTATATAATAAAATGGGTTACGATATACCAGGCGCAAGCAAAAAGGATATTCAAGAAATGATAAAAGCTGTTGAATCTAATGCTAAGTTAACTGTTTTTGCTAATGAATTACTTCAAGTAACTAAAGGAGATGGATGGGCTAAACCTAAAAGTGATTGGCTAGCAGGTACTGTGACAACAGATTTATTAGAAGTTCTCAATACAACTAAGAGACAAAAGTACTTACAACAGTTTAATGAGAATGCTAATGCAATATACTCTGAACAAAACTTAAACAAACTAGAAGCTATATATGGACCTAAATATAGAGAAGCTTTAGAGAACATGTTGTCAAGAATGAAGTCTGGAAAAAATAGAACTGGAAATAATAATAGGTTAAGTAATAAAATACTTAATTATATAAACGGATCTAATGCTGCTGTAATGTTCTTTAATACTAGATCCGCTGTATTGCAAACTATATCTGCTATAAACTTTGTTAATTGGAGCTTTAATAACCCGTTAAAAGCTGGTCAAGCATTTGCTAACCAAACTCAATACTGGTCTGATTTTATGAAGCTAATGAATTCTGAATACTTAAGAGATAGAAGATCTGGATTAAGAATAAATATTAATGAAAATGAAATAGCTAATGCTGCTAAAACTGCTAAGAATAAAGCTAAAGGAGCTATGGCTTATATATTAGAAAAAGGTTACTTACCTACTCAAATGGCTGATAGTTTCGCTATAGCGGCGGGTGGCGCTACTTTCTATAGAAATAGAATAAAAGACTTGGTGAGTAAGGGAATGACAGAAGCTCAAGCTGAGAAACAAGCTATGCAAGAGTTTGTAGAAATTTCTGAAGAATCTCAACAGTCAAGTAGACCTGATAGAATATCACAACAACAATCAAGCGATGTTGGTCGTTTAATATTAATGTTCGCAAACACACCAATGCAATATGCTCGTATACAAAAGAGAGCTGCTCAAGATTTAATAAACGGTAGAGGAGATTGGAAGTCAAATATTAGTAAAATAGCTTACTATGGTTTTGTACAGAACTTGATATTTAATGCTTTACAACAAGCTGTTTTTGCTTTAGGTTTTGGAGATGACGACGAAGAAAAAGATTCTAAGAAAACCATAAACACTTTAAACGGTATGATAGATTCAACTCTTAGAGGTTTAGGTATCGGTGGGGCTATGGTTTCAGTTGTTAAAAACCTATTATTAGACGTATATGAAAGATCTAAAAGACCTAGACCTGAATACGTAGATTCAGTTTGGAAACTATTACAATTTTCTCCTCCAATAAGTAGTAAGATATCTAAACTTAGACAAGCAGCTTGGCACTTCAACTCTAAAAAGAGAAGAGAGGAAATGAAAGAAAAAGGATTTAGTATTGACAACCCAGCTTACGAAGCTGCAGCTAAGGTTGTTTCTGCAACTACCAATATTCCACTAGATAGAGTCTTAAATAAATATAACAATATAGAAGATGCTATGCAGGAGGAAACAGAGTGGTGGCAAAAAGTAGCTTTAATACTAGGTTGGAGCAAGTGGCAACTTGAAGATAAAAAATATGAGTCAAAAAATAAAAAGCAAAAAAAGAAAGAATCTAGATTAGAAAGAAGAAGTGGATCAAGATTAGAAAAAATAAATGAATCAAGATTAGAAAGATAATATTAATATAAAGGAACAAAAAAACTGGGCACCATACCCAAAGTTCCTGTAACCAAAAAGGGAGGCCGTAAGACCTCCCTTTTATTATTTAGCAGCCTTGACAAAGACCTTCACATAATTCACACATAGTTTTAAATTTTAAGTTATTTATTTATATATTTAGTTGCTTCTCCATTGTTCCATAAGTCTATAAAAAGTCCCTTATTTTTAAAATCAACTTGTTGACCATTGATATTAATTGTTTTTATAATATATTTATTTTCCTCTATAAATACTACTATTGGTTGGAATATTTTAAATAAACCATCGTAATCTGTTTGCTTTAATCTATAATAGTTATTTCCAATATTTGGTTTTTCATCATATATAGAATAATGAGTTTCTTGATTTGAGTTACCATCACCGTTTACTATGGCTATTTCAACCCAATTATAATTATCTATAGATTTTTCTATAGTATAATAGTCATTATTGATTTGAGAAGCTACAACCCAATTTAATCTTACATGATTATCTATAGGTTCTCCATTAAAAGATATTAAATCTATAGGTAGTGCTGCTCCCGATGTTTGTATTGTAAACATGATATTTGGTCTAATATTAGTTCTAGTACCATCTACAGTTGGGTAATTATCATCTGCATAATCATAAGCTCCTCTATCAGTTGAAGTAGTATAATCAAATGAAGGATATGGAGTTGTGTAACTACCATCTCTATTTTCTATTTTAACCAATATATTGTTAGTATTTAAATACTCCCAGTCTTGAGATAATGTTATTGTATTCCATCCATGCTGCCAAGTTATAGATCCATCATATACTAAAGTATAGTCTGTTACAGTTAGATCAGAGGT